AGGAAGCACAAGCTCGTTTTCGGCACTCATGGTAAGCTCGCCTAGTTTCAGCTTGGACTTGTGGATTGTGAAGTCTTCCGATGAGTCATTGTCTGAAGCCTTGTCAGTCGGACGCAAGACAACTTGATCGGCAACGTCATCGGTAGACTTGAACAAATTACCAGAGCCGTATCCTGTGATTACTTCAGAAGCCGCATCGTCTGTCACGATAGTCTGGCCATAGAAGTTCAGAGCGCGGCGAATAGAGCCTTGAGAAGTATCCTTAAGTTCGAAAGATACACTCACAGAAGCTCCACGGCGAATCTCAGCCAACAAGAAATCACCAGTCTGTGGGGACTTGATCTCTTTAGTCTGCTCTTCGATGGTGAAAGTAATATCTCCATTGGTAGCTCCGGCATCAAATTGAACCGAGCCAAACTGAGCGACAACGATGTTAAATCCAGTCTTCACAAGAGAGCTAAGAGCATCGCGAGCTTCGTATGCGTATCCGTTAGTGACGAACTCAACTTCGATCTCGTTACCGCTCACTGTAGAGTTAGCCCATGCAAGAGCGTTGATCACTGAGTTAGTAGCAGAAGCCACAGTGTTCTTAGAAGCTCCAGAAGAAAGAGCAATGACGTGAGAGGTAGAGTTAGGGATTGACGGATCGGTTCCTAAAGTATCCACGTTATACCAGAAGACGTGTTTAGCTTGAGTTACAGGCTCATGCATAACGAAGTATTTATCATTCAATGATCCACCAACGTCAGCCTTAGTATAGATGCAAGTCTTTTGAGGACGATCAGAACCGAGCAAAATGTTTCGGATTCCGAGGTTATAAGTTGAAGTATTACACGCCATTTTAAATCCCTCCTAATGGATTATTCTACGCAGATATAAACTACCAAACGAAACACGAACACGGCTTGGATCACGTTGTCGTTACTTTCTAAATCGTATGGCTCAAACGCAAGCGAATCAAGGAAAACCGAAGTAATTGGCGGCGTTAAGGCTGCGTAATTCTTGTAAGCTGTGACCTCTGCAATGATCTCTTCAGCCTTAATAATGCTCTGGGTTAATGCTTCCTCAGGATTACGAAAGCCCTTAAAAAATACCTTAACCTGGACTGGAACGTCCAAGCCTTGCGAGCTGTTCGTCTTATCCGCGCCTGAGATCGGCTGCATGGATTGGTGGAACCCATTATCGAGTAGGCTTGATGGGATGTTCTCATCGTTAAATGGATCGAGATGTTCAGAGTAGCCTAACCCTGTTAATGCGCTCGAAATATATGGTCTAACAGCTTGTAAGCTCATCGTCTATAAATCCTAAATGACTTCATATCGTAAGCATCCTCTTTTTCAAGAGTTCCATTGCCATTAAAATCGGCCTGGATTCGGCCACGATTCTTAACGTCCAATGCCTTAGCGCGATACTCACGGGCTTTGGCTAGGAATACGTCATCCACCTTGTTACTGATTCCCATGAAGATTAGCTCAAGAGTGGTATAGATTGAGAGCTGCTTTAGATCGTCCGTTAGCTTTAAATCTGCCTTAGTTAGCTTAGTGCCATCATTGCGCCAGACTCTAATCGAATCAAGCCAGTCAAGGATAAGCCCTTGAGCGGCTCTATGAATGTTAAGAAATGAGTTACGGCCAGAGGGAATCCATTTAAGAATGTCAGGCTCGATTGCGGTGAGGTCAGAGTCGGCAGAATAAAGGCAATCGTCAGTCGAAGTCAGGACTGTAATCGTTTTGGTAAACGTCTGAACCGCTCCGGCTGTGATCTCAAGAGTCACAGTCTTACTTCCGCTTGAAGTATATTCCCAGTCCAGGATGAAGTCCTTGGCCAGTACCGGGCTACCGCTTACAGTGATGAATGAGCCACTATCTTCTGGCTTAATTCTTACCAAGGTGATCGCGGCATTGTCCTTACTCACGAATGACTTTGAGCAATTAATCCGAGTCTTATCATTCGTCTGGACCACTGATTCTAGTTCGATGTTTCCGAAAATTGCCATATCAGTTCAATGCCTCCACGATAAAATTAAGCTCTGTTACTAGCACACTGTTCGCATTACTTTCGTTAGCTATAAATATCTCGATAAAGTCGTTAGTATTAAGCTCAACAATGGCTTGAGAAAAGAAGTTCTCGTTACGTCCTGTCGCTGAAGTTGTGGCCTGAGACTCAGACTCGGCGATTGTTGTGCCGTTCTTTGCTACCCTTGTTTTTATAATGATAGATTGCGTAGTAACTGAGTTAGCAGAGATAGCAGCCGTTACCTTAAATGAACGGGCAAGGCCGCCAGTATAAGTTAGCCTATTGTTAGTGTGAGAGAACTTTTGGTTAATTGGCGATGCAGTAGTCACACCCTCAATCTTCTCGAATACGTTTTGAGTGGCGATACCATTCTGAACAGTGTTGTTCGTGTAGTATGCCTGACCAATCTCTGAGCTATTTACCACTCCCTTACAGTTTGAGAAAAAAGCCTTGTTATCGGTATAAGTCACGCCAGTTAAATAATTTGGTGACCCACCTGACAGGTTTACCGTGTCTAGGATATAGCTTTCCACTGGGATGACAGCATTCACATCTACGTTAATTGCGGTAGCCCCACCGAATGCCACGAATGAGCTGTAAATGGCTCGAATCCGGCGAGTGATGGTCAAAGTGCTAGGAAAGTTAAGAGTCGTTTGTGCGGCAATTCCTGAGAATAGGCAGTTAATGAATCCAACGGTTCCAATAGTTCCATCGAAAGTCATGCCATACGAATTAAGCAAGGCGCAGTCCGAAAGAATCACATTACTGTAGCTACGGATCGTCCCAACTGAAGAATTAGTAAAGTTCACGCCGAACCAATCTAGAGCTGCTGTAGGATTTCCAGTGGCATCTAAATTAAGAGCTGTTCCATGAGTGATTGATAAGTTTCTCATCGGCAAAGAATAATTGCTTGTGATCAATGCTGTCGATGCGCTTAAGCCAGTAGAAATTAAAAAACAGTTTTCAGAAGATCCACCGATCAAAACTGTATTGTTTCCTGCTACAAGTCTATCTCCAGTAAGGTCAATTGTCTTAGTGATGAAGTAGGTAACCCCAGCCGCAAGTGTGATCACGCCATTCACAGGAGCCGGAAGATCGTTCTTTTCATTAATGAACTTAAAATCAGGATCGGGAGAATTATCTTCAAGCTCAATGAGTCTAGCGTCAATAGCTGAGACGGCGGCGGCTAACTCCGCGTCCGTTGTCATCTCCTCATCAATCCAGGTACTGTCGATTTTCTTAGCCATTTAATCCTCAAAAATCAGGGGAGGAGTTGCCCCCTCCCCATCATTATTTACTTATAGTAGTTAAAGTACAAGTTGTCGCCGTTTTGAAGCTGTTGGTTACCAGGAGATACTAGGTCATTCAAGAATGTGATTCTTGTCGTACCGCTCCCATTTACGCTTACCGAGAAATCTTCATTCACTCCTTCGTGAATGACTAATCGGTCTACTGAAGCATTAATGGAAAAGTTGGCTGCCAAGTCAGGAAGATCAACGAAAGCCTGGCCGCTATAAACAACTTTGTATTTAACAAAAGTTTTAGCTTCCAAAGCATCGACCCGAAGATCCATAGCCGCATCAAGACCATCGGCATAGGACTTCGCATCGGCTTCCGCTTGATCAGCATAGGCCTCAATCGCAGCCTGACGAGCGGCGGTGTAGTAAAGGTTAGTCGAACCCTCAGTTACCTGATCGCTGTTATAGTCGCCGCTTTGAGCAGTAACTACTCCAGTGCGACCGAAAACAGAGTCAACCGCGCCTGAAGTGATGTAAATATATGCAGAGCCAGACCAACGATAAGTCTTGTTGGTATCCTTAGCGACATAGATTTTTCCACTCTCGCCAGTTGCAGGGAACGATGCCAAGTCATTGAACTCAAGAACATCGTCAACGTATGATGGGAGTTGGTTCGCCGGAACGAGTCCACCTACCAAGTCAGCCTTTAGTGGGAGAGTCGCTTCAATCGCGTTAATGTCTGATTCAGCCGTATCAAGCCGACCATCGAGAGCGATAACGTCAGACTGAAGAGTATCAATCTCTCCCTCCGCAGTAGTCACTCGTCCATCAATCGCGCTTACGTCTGATTGTAGAGTATTGATCTCGCCCTCAGCTGTGGTCAAGCGACCATCAATGGCAGATACGTCAGACTGGAGAGTATTGATTTCTCCCTCTGCGGTCGTCAAACGACCATCGATAGCACTAACATCGGACTGGAGAGTATTGATCTCACCCTCGGCAGTAGTAAGTCGACCGTCAATACCACTAACGTCACTCTCAACCGCATTGATCTGATTATCAAAGTAATCAATAACTTCTTGAGCCAAATACTTCTTCTTAATTTGATTAGCCATGAAAATACCTTTCTGTGAAAATTATTCACTTAAATAGACTATGTTTATTATCTCACCCTCTTCAAGGAACCCGTCAAGCTCTAAACCATTCCAACGGATTTCATTAGATACTACAGTAAAGTCGACTCCGTATCGTTGCGTTATTCCACCATCGGGTAAGAATAAAACTCCCTCAGGAAAGATCGGTGCGTGAGATAGCACGACCTTTTTTGCGCTAATATCTGAAAGCGTAAGCGTAAAACTATTCTTACGCTGATTGTGTTTTAAATCTTCAGGATCAAGCCACTCGGTATCGTAATCAGCATTCGAAGCCTTAGCCAAAACATCGCCAGTAGCTCCACCGCTTGGCATTCCGGCTCCGATAGGCAAGCCACCTACTGTTGATCCATCTCCACCATAGAATCGGTTTAAGTCAGTATCGAAAACGATCTCGCCATTTAAAAGCGTTAGCCCTAGTCGTTGTGCGGTAGTGATTCTCGGTACTCTTAGGATTGCCATGCCTTAACTTTCTATTATTCTATCGCCTTGGTCAATAGTACTAGAATCAAGAGTGCGATCGCCAGTGTCGATAATAAGATCAGACGTGCCATTATCCCCATAAGTAATATTGGCCGCTTCCTCGACTCCGGCTCCTCCAGTGAATACGAAAACCAGATCACCCTCTGTAGGATCAAACTTCCAAGGCATTAAAACCTCACTTTCACTACAGAAATTACGGTTTTCTTGGCTGCGCTTTCGTAGGTCACAGTAACAGTCTGAACAGTAACGCCCAAATACTTATATGTGAAAAGCTCAGTAATAGCACTTGGAAAAGTCGTGATTATTTCATCCCACTGAACTCCAGCAGTATCCACAGAGACAACGCCATCGGAACGTGAGCCAGTAATTGCCACGCTCGTACCTGTATCTGAATCCCTAAACTTGTTATATTCTCGGTCTTTGACCGATCCAGGGAGTGACATTAGTCCTCCTTATTCTGTTCTAAGCCCTTTAAGTCTTCTAATCGGCGATAGAACCAAGCGATCCACTTAGTCTTACCGCTCTCGTCTTTATAAAGTTGAATATCGAAATATTTAAACTGAGTCCCAGCCTTGGCGTTCGTTATAAACATCATCCGGCGCAAACCCATAGGAGTCTGCGCCGTGATGAAATCAGGAATCCAATCGCTGTGGACTTGAGACATTAGTCTTTCAGTTTAGCGATGAGTGGAGACTTACCAGAAGCTGCGGAACCTTCACCAAGCTGCAAGCCTCCAACGCCGTAGAGACAGTCAACAGCTACTTGCTTACCGCCAGTGCCGTACTGGAGAGCTACTTCTTCAGCTACTGCCGGAGCTTTTTGGAAAGCGTAAGCAGAACCCTCAACGTTAACCATATAGGCTTGTTGTGCGCCTACCTGTTGGCTAATTACCACGGGCACACCATAAACACTCCCAATGGTTCCGTTCACGATTGGAGATGCAGAACCTCCGCGATAATCATAGCGGCTGAACTCAGCGAGCTTGAGCATTGCTTTCTCTTGATCCGCACTGATGATCAAAGCTGTGCGAGTCATATCTGCGAAGTTCTCCATGAGAAACTCACGCATATCGAGAATGTCGTCTGCGGTGATGTCTGCCGGAGTTCCACCGTTTACAGACAATCCGGCAACGCTTGACCACATAGAAAGAATGTCAGAGTTAATCTGGCGGCCATGGGCTGCGGATGCGCGGCTGATAGCTGCCGTCATGTAATTAATGCTGGACTGCATCTCATCATTAGAGTCAAACCCAAAGAGAATGATCTTGTTTTTGTTCAAGTTGATCACGTCAGTAGAATCAGTCAATGGGCTGTTTTCAGAGATAGCAGCACCGAATGAACGGTCTTGAACGGTGAAAGAAGAAAGTTTAGGAATCTCGATGCTCTTAGCACCCTTGATAGCCAGGCTTGAGAAGTTGCTCAAGAATGGAGTCAAAGAAGCCTTTTCGAGAAGCTCACGCTGAACGAGAGCCGCAATGAGGTCCTGTTTCGTATTAACCAAGTTATTTGCAGACATATTAACCCTTTCGTGGTTTTTATTTTAGGTTTCTAAGTTGAGCTAAAATCTCGTCCTTAGTCATTTCCTGAACCCCTTTACCTGTCGGCACACCGCTCGTGGAAGTCGAAACATCACGAGGAGGGTGAGCATTATTGACAAAGAAAAAAGGTTTAGCTTTGCTTAGGTTAGCAATCTGAGCCTTGAGTTGATCCTTGTTAATCGAGAAGTTCTCGTCAATCTCAACGTTCGACCAATCGCCGACCTTAACAATGTCGTCTAGAGCTTCTTTGCGAGCGCCAAACTGGATGGCCAGTTCTTGCACTTCCTTTGTGAACATCTTTTTAGCAAAAGCCTTTTCCTTAGCTTCTAGAGCCGCTTCGAGTTCCTTTTGCTTCTTAATGGAACCCTCTAACGCCTCTTTGTACTTTCCTTGTTCTGCCAAAACAGATTGCTCGCGTTCCTGCTCTCTGGCTTCGTACTCTCCGATCTTAGACTTCAGGGCTTTAAGCTCACCGATTGCCTTACGATAGGTATCGTACTTAACCACGTCCTTATCTTGACTAATTTCGCCACTGGCTGAGTTAGTTTGGTCACTGACCATATCAGACTTATTTTCCATTGTTCACTTGTCTCCTTTTTTGTTCAAGTATTATCTAAAGATTACGCCGGATGTACCGAATTACAATCGTTTTAAGCTGTGGGAGTAACTTCTCTCGCACGATAAAGAAAGGCCTGATCTGATTAACGTACTCTGCAAGTAGGCTATTCTTGATTGGCTTACCTATTGTTCGGTTACCTTGTCCTGGATTCCTGACGCGCTTAGCCTTGTAGGGCTTGTGAATGCCATCGAAAAATATAATGAGCTTTCGGCCAAGGACATTCTTTCGAAGAGCATCAAGGAGTTGGCCTGTAATCGTTACGTTTGATCTATTGGCTTTAAAAGTCTCATGAACGCTCTGTGCTTCGCTAATCTTCTGACGTTCCTTAATCCATTTCGGGCTTAATGGAATGAACTTGCCACCCGTGACTGGATTCGTACCCTTACGAGCCTGGAACTTTAAATCCTTGATCATCGCTTCGCCTATTTGATTAAGTAGCGTTTCATCCTGGACTAGCTTTTTTAGTTTAGCCTTAACATCATTCTCGGCGTTTTGGATGCTAAGCGGTTTAAAATTAAATTTAATCACCTAGGAACTCCGCAAGCGTTCTGATCCCACGAATCGCGCTAATGAGCCTAGACTGCTCCTCGGCACTCGTTGTCCGCTTGGCCTTAATTTCATCCTTAAACTCTGATAGGACGTACTCTTTAAGTTCTTTGTGAGTAACGCCAAAGAAAGGACGCTTAGGAACTGTGTCGCCTGTTTGATGATTAAACGCTTTGGGGGCTTGATCGGGATCATCAATGCCAATAGTGATTTTCGAGCCATTAACTTCGATAATATCTATTGATGCCATCATGTCGCCAGTAAGTTTCATGTTAACATCGGTCTTAGATTTTCCGGCTGCTTTAAATGGAAGACTATCAGCATATTCATCTGAGTATTCTGGCTCTAACTTTTTTCGTCTATAACCTAAACCCTCGTCAACTCGATCTTCTATGTAATCAATTATCTTCTGGCCAATCTTTAGGACTAACTGTTCGTCCTCTGAAATATCGGCTTTGATTAAATTATTAAGGTCTATTTCTTGCGATACCTCTTTTTTAGTAATATTCAGTTTCGCCATTGCCTACCTCACACCATCGGCTTAACGCCTTCGGTAGGCTTGAACCCGGCTCCGGCACTTGCCATAAGTTCATTAGCCGCTTGGTCGTCAATACCAAATGCAAGAGATACGAGCTTAACAGCCGATTCGCGTGGGATAACTCCCAGTGCAACATTCGCAACAATATCAGAGATGGACTTCATCTGAGCGCCGTTAAGGTTAGAAGTTACGCCGCCACCTGTTTCTTCAGTGACTTGAGATTGAACCTCTTTCGCCATCTCAACATCAATGCCGCGATCCATTGCAATCGCTTCGGTCTTAGTGATCAAGCCAAGTTCAAGGCGAGCTTGAATGTTATTCAGCTTCTCATTCTCGGACTGAATCGCTTCGGGCTTCTTGAAATTAACCTGGACATAAGCGTCTGGTGAGATATTAAGGTTCGGATAGTTTGGCAATACAGGCGAGCCGCCGTAGGTATTAACGTAAGCAATGATCTTTTGAAGTATCTTATTTTCAGCGTCTTCAAAGAGTTCTGTATCCTGTTCGGTAGCTTCAAACTGCTCGATCATGGCAAGCAATCGCTCGACTCCGCTTGAGTAGGTAACCGCTTCTCCCTTAGTGTTGACGACCTTTGGATCCACTCCACGGCTTGTTAGGAATGAGGACAAAAGCCCCTCGATGTAAGCCAGTGATCCGGCCAGGTCAGCGTTAGCGTTCGCAAAGCCAAAGTCGGTCGTTGTAGGGTTATTCGGATCAATCGGAAGTCTCAGAATGAAGTTCGGACCTACCTGGATGTTATCTGGCATTAGGTTTTGAGGAGCCTTGAGCCACCCTTGACCAAAGCCTTGCATCCGAACGATGTTACCGAGGTCAGTCAGAGCCGCATTGTATTGAATCGTGAACTCAGTCAACGATGCGCCAGTGCGAACCCAATACTCGCCATCCTTAGAGTTGAAAATATCAACGAATGGGACCACGCCGCCAAGTGGGTTACCATAATCTTCGGCTGGAAAAATATCTCCGCGCTCATTCATGGTAAAGTTAAACATCGGGGACCATACCGCGATGGCCTTGCGAGCTTCCTGATAATCGTCTTCGTCAGCGATGAGTTCGTTATAGGAATCCCCACGCTCACTCACTCGGACGTTAGCTGTAATACGGTCGAATCCATTGATGAGATACACCTCACCCTCTTCCTGATCGGCAGTAAATGGCACAACGTCAAGCTGATGAGAGAGAAGTGGAATGGCCTTGAGCTTCCCGTTTCTCGGCACGATATAGCAATGAGCTTGATCCTGGAGTTTAAAATTCTGGTTAAGCCGTTGCATGATTGTGTTGATCTTCATGTCAGCATAGATGCGCTTAATGAGTTCCTCTTGTTCAGGGGTTACATTATAGAACTTACGCTCTGGCTCTTTCGTATAGAGTGATGCTTCTTTCATCACGATACGGCGAGCGAGATTCACGCTTGCAACGATTGGAGTGTTATCGATGGTTTGTTGAGAATAGAATCCGCTCAAGTACGCTTTCACTTGTTGTAAGATACGATCTTTAAATACCTCGTACTGGCCGAACGATACCTTTTTTCGCTCTACGTTCTCGCTTCCGTTTGACTCTTCGATGATCTGTTTTCTAACGTTAGGGTTTAACAGGTTAAGCATTCTTATCTCCTTGAGCTTCCGATCTTCTGCGCTCCGCTTAGGTTGTGTTCGTAAACGATACCATACCCGATAGCTGTCGTAACGTGCTGATAATGTTTCGAGTCGTCCTCGATATAATCGCCAGTCTTCTTGAGCGCGGTCAATCTCATACCATCATGAGCGACAGGGCATGACTTGTAAACATACAAGCGAACTTGCCCGGCTTCGTTTTGGCAATAGGCGTTTACCAAGTTATGTCGCCGTCTTATGGGAGGGTTAGCTTTTGGCACTTGAAGCTCAACAATGGCTCCGGTGTTACTGAATGCGCGCTTAAGTATATCGTAATCCGATAAGATCGAGCGCGTATCTCTTGCATCTCCTGAAGCATCTCCGCGGATTAATATACGTTGCCCAGGCTTAACGATACCCTTTTCGATCCATGCTTCGGCTGAGTCTGATGTTCTCGCTCCCTGGATCACGACCTCATCAAAGATATGAAACACACCATGGACATACTGCATTGCGCATGACGACATGGGCTTCCCTTGGCCAATGTTAAAGTCGAATGCCAAGATTATCGGGTAATGCGGATTGATCTCGTATGTGGTTTTAAGAAAGTTCCGCTCAGGATTGTAGGCGTAGTAAACCCGATCCGCATCAAGCTCAACCCATTCACCATAGATATATCTCTGAGCCGATTTCGGATCGAGGTCAGCTTTGAGCTGCTCGATGTACACTGGATCAAGAAAAGGATTGTCGGTCGTGATTGATTTAAATACCTTACGCGTGGCTTTATCAGAATCGAACCAATACTTGAAAGCCCAATGAGCCGGACTGTCGGGGTTAGTGGCCGCGATTAGGATATTTTCTTTCACTGTAGGAATACGGCGTAAACGCGCTTTTAAAGTGTCGAATGCTTGCTTGTCTTCCTCATTGTTCTCGGTCAGCTCTTCGAATACGACCATTGAGAGCTTAAGAGATCGGCCTTTCTTATACTTCTTGTCTGACCATGATCTCGATATGATCTCGGAACCATTGAACCAATTAATTTTCGCGCTCGTATGGTTCACAGTGTAGTGCTTACCCTCGATGAAATCGTCATTGATATGTTCTAAGATTTCCTTGAAGATCGTATCTTTTAAATCTGGTAACGCTTTACGAGCCAAGCAGACTCTTGCACCTGGATTCTCAAGACAATGCCTAACAGTAAGGTGAGCCATTAGGATAGACTTAGCCGATCCGTAACTCCCCGATAACAGAATCTCAGGAGTCCCATTGTTAAAATCCCACTCATCCAGGTAGTCGATTACTGCCGACTGATAAGGAATTATTCTTGGAGAGAAGTCAGCGAAGTTAGGCTTCGAGTAAACATCAATCATTCTTAGGCTTAGGCTTGCGCTCGTAATTTAAAGTCATCGCTAACGGAGCATCGGTATTCCCAGCGACTTCATGCTTGTCAGCCCATCCACATAGGTTCTTAAGGCAAAAGATTAGCATCGTATTATCTCCGTTTAGAGCCTTATCAATAGCCTTGCGGATCAAAGCGTGACGCGTGTGAACCATTCTTTGGTTCCGAAACTCGACAAAAGTGATCCCGTAATGCTCATGAATGAACCGCTCAATAGTCCTAGCAGAGCATTGAAACATGGCTGCGGTATCTTCCAGTGTAGGCTTAAGCCGCATTATTGCTTCAAGTTTTGGCTTTTCTATGTTTACCATGATTAGTCCTTAACTAGCGTTAGAAACTCATTTCTTACCATGTGGTCATCTCTGAATTTACCAATCATTGACGAGGTGATCATGGTCGAGTTCTGTTTTCCGACTCCTCTACATGACATGCATTGATGGTGAGCTTCTAAAATAACTGCAACGCCTTTAGGGTTTAAATGAGTATTGATTTCATTCGCAACCTGTTGAGTCATCTTTTCCTGGATTTGAAGTCGTTTAGCAAAGCAGTCAACAAGTCGAGCTAATTTAGATAAACCTACGACTTTGCCGTTAGGAAGATATGCTATGTGAGCCTTTCCTCTAAATGGCAATACATGATGCTCGCACATTGATGAGAACTCGATATTTTTTAGAATCACCATCTCATCGCACGATCCATCCTCGAACACTGTTGATAGTATTTCTTTTGGATTCTGAGAGTATCCCTTATAAAGCTCTTTCCAGGATTTAACGACTCGTTTTGGAGTGTCAAGCAATCCCTCTCGATCAGGATTTTCTCCAATCAGCTTTAAAAACTCCTTAATTATTTGATGCCCATCCATTTGTGAGTCTGTAGGCTTATTTTCCATTCTGGATTCTCCTTTATGTATGATTCAATTTTTAAAATGTTTTTTTCAAAATCATTAAATTCTGGTGAAAGATATTTGGGAACAAGTTGATATTTGTGCCGATCAAGAATTGAAAAATTAAAATGATTATCGACTACATATTTAAATTCTGAAGCTCTAAACAAAGTCTCTTCATGAATATAATATGGTTCATGTATTTTTTGTTCTCTCTTTGGCGATACCGTTAGCCAGTAATTTCCTTCTGGCGCTTTAAATGTGCCATTTGATTCGACTGCTATGGAAAATCCTTTTTTCGTTAGAAGATCATGCAACGATTGAAAATCTTTATTCATCGTTGGCTCGCCGCCGGTAATAACTGCAAACCTTGCTTTCTCTGAATCCATTACCGACTCTAATTCATCAATGCTCCATTTTTTAAAAGAATTAAACTCGGTATCACACCAGGAACATGAAAGATTACAAAATGGTAATCTTAAAAAAAGAGCGCGTCTTCCAGAGTTAGCACCTTCGCCTTGTATGGTCCAAAAAACATCATTAAGATTCAAAGTATTCGACATAACAATTTGATGTCTCCCATAGTTTAATTTTTGTTATTCTAACGCTTGTCCCAGTTAATAACTCGTTACCAATAATATAAAGATCGCGAGCGATATTCTCAGCCGTTGGATTATATCCACACTCGTAGATTTTTTTCCCTCCATCCATCCGATGAAAAAAACTTAAGTCAGGGTCTTTGACGTTAATAAGCATCGCATGATCCCAGTTTGCATCAATCCATGAGCCTATTTTTTCTTTTATTACTGAAAAATCAATGACTCTTCCGAGGTTATCTAATGAGTATGCTTCGGCGTAAATCTCGGCCTTGTATTCGTGTCCATGAAAATTGCGACATTTGGATTCGTGATTTAAAACTCTATGTCCTGCATCAAATTTGATTATCCTAACAGCCTGTGTTTTCATGCTTCGTACTCCGTTGGATCATTTAATCCTGAATCTTGAAAAGCCTCTTTTCGTTCAAAACAAGTTCCACATTTTCCACAATGCTTTTCTTGGCCTTTATAACAAGAGTATGTAAGAGAATAATCAATATTTAAATCATGGCCGATTTTAGCAATGTCTGTTTTGGTTATTGAAGAGAATGGCGCAAGTAATTTAATGTTCGCATAAGTTCCATTTTCGATTGCTTCTTTCATTGGATTGATAAAATCAGTCCTACAGTCTGGATAGATTGCATGATCTCCGAAATGATTTCCTAGCACGATTGCTTCAGCTCCGCATGATTCTGCAATTCCTGTCGCAATGGAAAGCATGATACCATTACGGAATGGGACTACTGTTTTTTTCATTGATGGATCAGCGTAATGACCCTCTGGAATCTCGCCGCCTGATTTTAAAAGATCAGAAACTAGATACTTTCCAATCTCTTTAAGATCGACTCTTATATTTTCAACGCCAAGCAAATCGCTTTGAATCTTTGCATATTTATATTCTTGATCATTGTGTTTTGATCCGTAGTCAAAAGAGACTGTTTGAACAATATCAAGACCAAGTTTCTTTTTTGCATAGTGCAAAGCTGTAACAGAATCCATGCCGCCTGATAGAACGATTATTGATTTCATTGTTTTGTCTCCTCATTATACGCGTCTAAAATCCTATTAAAGTGCGGTTGAACAACACTTCCAATCGGCGCAAGAAAATAAAATACGTTAAGTCTTTTGTGATACTCAATACTAGCCCGTACGTGTGATTTAAAAGACAATTTCATACTTAGACCAACTGGTTCGTGCCAGTTTGATTTTTGTGAGAATGTGGTTATATTAAATCCATAACTTTCAATAAGTGTTTTTATCTCCGGCTTTGGTTTAACGATAAAGGTATCTTTTCCTATCTTGATCCATTGTCCGTTTTTCTTGTCAAAAAGTTCTACAGACGCAAAACGTCCGGCCATTGTTAGTGATGATGAGTCACAGGAGAAAGGTTTAAAGTGCTTAACAAAATTTTTCTCGGTAAATCCTAACCAGTGAACTTTTCGATTACCGATTACATTCATGATCCCTTTGACAAAGCCTTTATTTCCTGGGGTTCCGACAAGGCCGCCAATGCCAACGACATCAGAAGTCTTGTAATACTCATCAATCATTTTTATATCCTCGCCTCTTGTGAAAATTGGAATCGGATTAAATCCTCTTTTAAGCATTGTCTCGTAATTTTTTAAAGAAGCATGAGGATCACCAATTACGTCGAGAGTGAAATATCTCCAAGGCTTAAAAGGTAATGATTCGATAAAACGACAATAGTCATCTAAGTGAATCGGCTTTCCTGCTTTCCATGCTGTAAATGCTCCAGAATCTAAAAGGAATCTAATATCGTTTTGATTATCTTTTAAGATTTGGATTACATCATTTTTCATGTAGGGATAAGCTACAAGAATGTTTAATTTTGATTCACTCAATGTGAACTCCCTCGAAAGAGGTTTCAAGAAGCTTTGCTTTTAAATAAATTAGAACCTCGTCCTTTATTGCCATCGGACAAGTAATTTTAATTTTACCCTCAATGCCATCGAGGTTTTCTTCTATCTTATTTATAGCATCAATGTCCGATTGCCATTCAGTATTTTCAAATCGTTCAATACCTAAAAGAGTTTCGTCTAAGTCTGGTATTTCT